TGGAGCTGATGCAGAACAAGTAGAAACTACAGCTATAAGACCTGATATGAAAGTATTTGATTTTGATGCTAGTACAAAACAATATACACAATTTACAATAGCCATGCCTAAATCATGGAACGAAGGAACATTAACTTATCAAGTTTATTGGACACCTTCTACTACAAACACAGGAAATGCTATTTTTGGTTTACAAGGCGTGGCATGTGCAGATAATGATACTATTGATGTTGCATATGGAACAGCGATAGAAATTACTGATGCTGGAATTGGAACAGTTGAAGATCAACAAATTACATCTGAAAGTAGTGCGATGACAGTTGCGGGTTCTCCTGCAGCAGGTGAACAATCTTACTTTCAATTATATAGAGACGCAGCAGATGGTAGTGATACTTTTACAGGTGAATGTAGAGTTCTAGGCATTAAATTATTCTTTACTACTGACGCGGCTAACGACGCATAAGGAATTTAGATATGAGAAAAATACCCGAAGAAACTTTAATCGGAAACGGTAAAGGAACTAAAAATAAAAAATCATCTAGAGGTAGAATGTTTGGTTATCAAGTCTTAGGATTTGGATCAGGTGGATCACCTTTTTCACCCATAGTAGCAACAGGCGGATGTATAACTACTTGTGGAAATTTTAAAATTCACGTTTTTAAAAGCCCTGGAACATTTTGTGTTTCTTGTGCTGGAGTTAACGCAGTAGCTGATTATATTGTTCAAGCTGGTGGTGGGGGCGGAGCTCGAACTGGAGGCGGTGGAGCCGGAGGTACAAGATTTACCTCTTGCACTTACACGGCACCTAGTTGTACATCACCAAGAGCTGGAACAGCATTAACATTAAGTGTAAGTCCTTTTCCAATTACAATTGGATGTGGTGGAGGTGGAACACCATCTAATCCACCCGTGCCAGTTCCAAGTGGTAACAAACCAGTAAAAGGATCAAATTCAGTTTTTGCAACTATTACATCAACAGGTGGTGGAGCAGGATTTATGCCTCAATCGGGTTCATGTGGAACAAATACTAATGGTGGATCTGGAGGCGGAGGAGTTCCTGGTGGAACAAATCCAAAAATATCTTGTTCAGGTATTGGAAACTCACCTCCTGTTTCTCCTCCACAAGGTTTTTCTAGCACATGTAATCCAAGTCTTTCACCTAACCCTGAAGGAGCTACAACATCGGTTGATGGCGGTGGTGCAGGTGGTAACACAGCTAACTTAGCAAGTGATCCTGCTCCAAGAACAGGAGCTGCAGGTTTAGGTTTTCCAACTGCTATTATGAAATCTTGTGTTGGTGACGCTAGTCCTGAACCTACAGTAAGATTTATTGGCGGCGGTGGAGGCGGAGGTAGTTCTACTAGCCCATCTACTCTTACAACAGGTCAACACGGTGGCGGATCTGGAGGCGGAGGAACACCAGGAAATCCTGGTTCTGCAAATAATGGTTCACCGGGAAATAACGACACTGGAGGCGGCGGCGGAGGCGGCGGCGCAGGCGGTGGACGTTCAACTCAACCTCCTCAAGGCGGCGGCGGTCAAGGAGGATCTGGAGTTGTTATAATAAGGTATCAATATCAATAATTATGGCTAGTTTTGCAAAAATAAACGATAATAATGAAGTTCTTACAGTCTTGTATATAGAAGATAAAAAAGTTAAAAACGAAGCTGGAGAAATAACTGAGTCTATAGGTCAACAATATTTACAAACACACAATAATTGGCCTGCAGAAAAATGGATTTTATCTAATCCTCCAACTACAGGACGAATAGCAAGTATAGGTTACATATGGGATCCAACAAATAATATTTTTTTAGCTCCCAAACCTTTTGCATCATGGGTAAAAAATACTACAACAGCCGAATGGAATCCGCCTTTGGATAAACCAGATTTAACTGCAGAACAACAATCTCAAAATGAAGCTAACAGTCATACTTGGGTTCATGAATGGAATGAAGAGGATCAATCCTGGACTTTAACAGATCTCGGACCTGAAGTTTTATAATTATATATTGATTTTATTTTATAAATAAGTATATTCATTTTTAGAATGAAGAAGAAAGTATTAGCAGAGCAAGCACTTTATTATGGAATGGTAGAAGTACCTGAAGGGTACGAAGTTAATCCTTTAGAAATGTGTCAAAATATTCTTAGTTCTTTTTATACAAACAATGATTCTTCTTATTGTAAATCTTGGGGACAATTAAATACTTATTTATGTGAAAATTTTAATTTAAGATATGGTTTACAACTCGTAAATAAAGAAACTTGGGGAAATGTTTTTTACCCTAATGAAAAATTTTCTACATTATCAAATGTAGATCCAATAGATTTAAAAAATTCTCCAGATTTTACATGTCTGTATGGAATTAATACTGAAGATTGCATAGTAGAAATTTTTTATAATGATAATAGAAGAGCGGGAAGAAGTTGGGAAATAACTTTAAAACCTAATATGTATTTAATATTTCCATCAACAAATGCTTACACTATACACAATAATCAAAGAACACGTTTAAATTTTGTACAAACCATAACTTACGAATATATTTAATATGAATTTACAACATTATTTTTGGTATTTTAAATCTGCTATTCCACCTAGAGTGTGTGATGATATAATTAAGTTTGCATTAAATAAAAATGAAACAATTGCTAGAATAGGACAAAAAGAGGTTAATAAAAAACTTAATGAAGCAGAATTAGATTTTCAAAAAAAGAAAAGAAATTCTAATGTTGTTTGGTTAAATGATCCTTGGATTTATAAAGAAGTGCAACCATATATTAGAATGGCTAATCAAAGAGCGGGTTGGAATTTTGAATGGGATTGGTCAGAACAAATGCAATTTACTAAATATAAATTAAATCAATATTATGATTGGCATAATGATAGTCATCATTTACCTTACAATATTACTAAAAATAAAAACACTTTTGGAAAAATAAGAAAATTATCTATGACGTGTCAATTAACAGATGGATCAGAATATAAAGGTGGTGAATTAGAATTTGATTTTAGAAATTACGACCCCAATATGAGACAAGAAGATAAACATTTAAGACAAGCAAAAGAAATATTACCAAAAGGATCGGTAATAGTATTTCCTTCTTTTGTTTGGCATAGAGTAAAACCAGTAACGAAAGGAGTAAGATATTCATTGGTAATGTGGAACCTTGGATATCCATATAAATAATATGCAACATAAATTAGAATTTTTTAAAACACCAATTTGGGTAGAAGAAAGAAAAGAGTATGTAAAATCTTTAATTCAACACTCAAACAAATATATTACTGAGGCAAAAAAAACTAAAGAAGCAAAAGAATGGAGAAAAAAATTTGGTGATTTTGGAAGAAGTTATCACTCTACTCCATTAACAATAGACAATAATTTTTTAGATTTTAGAAATTATGTGGGTGAAAAATGTTGGCAATTTTTAGATGAAAGTGGTTTTGACATGTCTAAATATAAATTAATGTTTACAGAAATGTGGGTTCAAGAGTTTGCTAAAAAAGGTGGCGGTCATCATAGTTCTCACGTACATTGGAATCAACATGTATCTGGTTTTTATTTTTTAAAATGTAGCAAAAAAACATCGTTTCCAATTTTTCATGAACCAAGGACTGGAGCACGAGCTACAAAATTACATATGAAAACTAATGATATATTACCTGGCACAGAGTTAGTTCATTTTGTTCCAACTCCGGGTAAATTAATTTTATTTCCAGGATACATGGAACATGAATTTGCGGTTGATCATGGTAAAGACCCTTGTAGATTTATACATTTTAATCTACAGGCAATACCAAAAGAAGCAGCAAAAAATGATTAAAGCTAAGTGTTATCAATTTCCTAACGTTGGTTTTATAGAACAAAAACTTCCAAAAAAAGTTTTAAATATATTAAGGCAATATATTAAAGATAAAAAACAAAAAACAAATAACACTTTAGCGGGTAATATAAACTCTTCTTATGAATTAATAGATACAAATGATTGGTTTTTTAAAAATATTTTAATACCTAATGCAATTCAATTTGAAAACTATTATAAAAAAGATGCTGTAGTTCCTAATATGTTAACACAAAATTGTGCTTATGAATTAAATAGGTTTTGGGTAAACTTTCAAAAAAAATATGAATTTAATCCTATTCACGACCATGGCGGTATTTATTCTTTTGTAATATGGTTAGACATACCGGCAGATTATGAAAAAGAAAAAAAACTATCTTTTTCAAATCATTCTAACTCACCATATCCTAATACATTTCAATTTGTATATAATAATTCTTTTGGTAAAATATCTACCTATGAATATAAGTTAGGTCCTAAATACGAAGGTACTATGTTATTTTTTTCTAACAAAACGCAACACGTAGTTTATCCGTTTTATACTTCAAATAAAACACGAGTTAGTATTTCAGGTAATATTTCATTAAACCCTAATAAAATTATAGATTAGTAATGAGTTATAAACATAGTTTTGAATATAATATTTTTGAAGAACAGATAGATATAACTTCTAAAATATTAAAAGAAGTAAAATCATACTCATTGACTAAAGATGAAACAAATAATAATAATTATCTTAAAAAAGATAAAAAATTATTACATATGGTTAGAAAGAATTTAAAAGATATTTTTAAAAAACATAAATTAAACATTATAGATTGTTGGGTTCAACTATATTTAAAAAATAATTATCATAGTGTGCACACACATTTTGCAACCCAAAAAGATTATTCTTTTGTTTGGTTTATAGATGGAGATAAAAATTCAGCTCCAATTATATTTTATGAAATAGGTTATCCTTTAATAAATAGTAATAAAAAAATAACATTTAATTTTAAACCAGGAATGTTATTAATATTTCCAGGTTTTATGCCACACGAAGTGCCGGCAAATAAAAGTAATAATAGATTAATTATAAGTGGAAATGCAATATGAGTTTTAAAAAATTAAAATACACAGTTATTAAACAAGCAATATCTAAAGATTTAGCAACGTATATTTATAATTATTTTTTAATGAAAAAACAAGTTTATGATACCTGTATGGAACATCGTTACTTAAATCCTTTTGAAACTATAGATGGTTTTTATGAACGTGAAGGAGATCAAATACCAAACACGTTTGCTTTATATTCAGATCCAGCAATGGAAACTTTAATGTTAAAATGTCAACCAGCAATGGAAAAAGCAACAGGATTAAAATTATATCCAAGTTACACTTATGCAAGAATATATAAAAAAGGTGATCAATTAAAAAGACATAAAGATAGATTTAGTTGTGAAATATCAACTACTCTTAATTTGGGTGGAGAACCTTGGCCTATATATTTAAGTCCAAATGAAAACGTTGGAATACCAGATTGGAAAAAAATAACGACTGCTAGCAAAGCAAAAGGTATTCAAATAAATTTAAATCCAGGTGATATGTTAGTTTATAGAGGTATGGAACTAGAACATTGGAGAGAAAAATTTAAAGGAAAAAACTGTGGACAAGTTTTTTTACATTACAATAATGCAAAAACTCCAGGTTCAAGATTTAATATTTTTGATAAAAAGAAACATTTAGGATTACCTGCTTGGTTTAAAGAAAAAGAATGAAAATTATAGATAACTTTTTACCTAAAGATCAATTCGAAACAATTAGAGACCTAATGACGGGTCCGCAATTTCCATGGTATTATAATCCCATAGTTGTGTATAATGATATTAATCCTAATAAAAATAAATTTTATCCAAGAGAATATTATTTTACTCATACGTTTTTTTTAAATGGAGCTAACAGCACTCAATATGAAATAATAGAAAAAATTTTTTTACTTAAATTTAAATGGTTTTCTATAAAAAGAATAAAAGGAAATTTTTATCCATCTACCGAAAAAATATTAACATATTCTAATCACAAAGATTATAAACCAAAACATAAAGGAATGATATTTTCTCTTAATACTTGTGATGGAGGAACTATATTATCTAGTGGAAAAAAAATTAAATCAGTGGCTAATCGAGCTTTATTTTTTGACCCTTCTAAAGACCATGGAAGCACAAATTGCACTGATACAAAGGGTAGATTTAATATTAATTTTAATTACGTTTAAAAATTCATATTAAGAGTCGGTTGTCTTTCTACATTTATATAGTATATTCAAATAAACATTGATATAAGGTTTTTTATTATGTTACAAAAACTAGGATTTTTACCAGGATTTAATAAACAAGTTACATCTACCGGCGCTGAATCACAGTGGACTGGTGGTACAAATGTACGTTTTAGATATGGTACCCCTGAAAAAATAGGTGGTTGGTCTCAACTAGGAGACAGTAAACTAACCGGTGCAGCTAGAGGTTTGCATCATATGGTTAATAGAGAGGGTATTAAATATTCTCTTATAGGAACTAATAGAATTTTGTATGCCTACACAGGAGATGTATACTACGACATTCACCCGTTAGTTAATCCATCGGGCACAGCTATTACAAACGCATTTAGCACAACTAACGGATCACCAACTGTAACAATTACATTTAGCAGTGCACATAATTTTGAAGTAGGTGATATTATTTTGTTTGGAGATACTTCTACATTTAGTGCAATTACAGGATCAAATTTTGGAGCTTCTGATTTTTGTGATAAAAAATTTATGGTTACTAGTGTGATATCGGGAACAGAATTAACTATTACAATGCCTGGAAACGAAGGAGGAGCAGGAGCAACTAATTCTGGAGGCATAACTTTTTTTCAATACTATCATGTGGGACCACCAGATCAAGTTGGAGTTTTTGGTTATGGTATATCTCAATGGGGTGGTACAACTACAAACCCACAAACTACTACATTAAATGGTGGTTTAAACGATGATGCTGCTGGAACCGGTGGAACAGGAACTACGATTAACGTAGCAAGTACAACTGGGTTTCCAAGTGCAGGTACAAATATTATACAGGTAGGAACTGAAGAAATATCTTACACAGGAATTACTTCTACTAGCTTTACCGGAATTACTAGAGCGGTTAGAGGAACAACTAGAGCTGCTCATAGCACTGGTGCAACTGTCACTAATCATAGTGGTTTTTCTGGATGGGGATCAGCAGCGTCTACTACTGACAAAGTTGCAGAACCTGGTATGTGGTCTATAGATAATTTAGGTAGTACAGCTATTGCATTAATATTTAACGGTGAGTGTTTTGAATGGAATTCTGATTTATCAAATGCCGTAACAACAAGAGCAACTATTATAACAGGTGCGCCAACTGCATCTAGAGATATGCTAGTGTCTACTCCCGATCGTCACTTAGTATTTTTTGGAACAGAAACAACTATTGGTAATAAAACTACGCAAGATGATATGTTTATAAGGTTTTCGTCTCAAGAAAATATTAATGACTACACACCAACAGCTGAGAATAGTGCTGGTACACAAAGACTGGCCGCTGGATCAAGGATCATGGGTGCTAAACTTGGTAGAAATGCATTATATGTTTGGAGTGATACAGCTTTATTTACTATGAGATTTGTTGGAACTCCTTTTACATTTGCTTTTGAACAGGTGGGTACTAACTGTGGATTAATTGGAAAAAATGCAGCTGTCGAAGTTGACGGTGCTGCGTATTGGATGTCTGACAATGGTTTTTTTAGATATACAGGTAAACTAGAATCTATGGATTGTTTAGTTGAAGACTATGTTTATGACAATTTAAATACAACATCTAATCAAATGGTTTATGCTGGAATTAATAATTTATTTGGTGAGGTTACATGGTTTTATCCAGAATCTGGTTCTAATGTAAATACACAATCAGTTACTTATAGTTATCTAGATTCTACAGCTAAACGTCCCATATGGTTTGTTAATGCAAGTTCTTTATTTATTAGAACTGCTTGGGTTGATTCTGCTGTATTTGGATTACCACATGCAACTCAATACGATGCAGGCACTGATACATCTTTTGATGTAGTTGGTAATACTGAAGGAATTTCATATTACTATGAACATGAAACAGGAGTTAATCAAGTAAGACTAGGAGTAACAACAGCAATTCCAGCTGACATTACTTCTGGTGATTATGATA